CATCTCGGAACTGTTGAATAGCGCTGCCGATGGCATCAGCCCATTAACTGGGGCGCAACTCGTCGCGGCCAAAGTTTCCACGCTGTGGATCATGGGCGGCGACTTTCCGAACGGAACGTCCAACAACTTTGATCGTGACGCCAACGCTAGAACGTCTGCCGCGAACGTGGTCTCCAGCTGGCCCGGCCCGATCATCTTCATCGGCCACGAGATCGGCACCGATGTCATCTCGGGCGGCAACCTGCAGGGCATGCAAGGAACGGACGTGCTCGCCCAGGCGCTGCTCGACATGGGATCACCAACGGGTCGAAGTAGCTGGGACCCGATGGCCATGATGGCTGCGATTGCGGGCGACGTGACCGATTGGGGGATGAGTCTCGTGCGCGGCACGGCGACAGTGAATCCATCCACCGGCGCGAATACGTGGGTCAACAGCGGCAGCGGCAATCACTATTATGCCGTGCGCGATGGCTCGATCAGTGCTGAGCAGTATGCATCGATCATCAATACGCTGCTGCTGCGCTCGAATTGGGAAACGTTTGATCCGCTACCGTAGCGATGGACAGGCAAAGTGGCTGACGTACTCACATTCAAACTAACCGGCGTCAACGACGTTGTGCGCCGATTGCGCTTTATTGGGCCGAGGCTGGAGCGTAAAGGGATTCGGCGAGCCGGGCGCGTCGCCATGACAATTGTTCGGGATGCCGCGCGCGACACCGCGAAGCTGTTCGATGATCCAGAAACCGACATGTCAGTTTGGCGCCGTATTACGGTCAGGGACGGGAGGCGTCGCGCCGACGCGTTTGTCACGCGAGTGGGCGTTGCCGGCGGCGCCCGTTCGTCTCGGTCCAAGGACCCGCCGTGGTATTGGCGACTGGTGGAGTTCGGCACCGAGAAGACGCTCGCGCAGCCGTTCATGCGCCCAGCATTGGATAACAATGCCGAAGCAGTCGCAGCTAGATTCACGCGCGAACTCAACGCGCAGATCGACAAGTTGGTGTGGGAACTGTGAAATGTACCCGCCTCTCTTCGAAGTCTGTGCAGCCGATTCGACCGTGCAATCCCTGCTCGGCGTCAACCCCACACGGCTGTGGCCGTTCGGCGAAGCCGATGCGCCATCGACCTATCCCTATGCTGTGTGGCAAATCATCTCGGGGGGGCCGCAGAACTACCTGGGACAATTGCCCGATCTCGATACTATCGGCGTGCAGATCGATGTATACGCAAAGACGGCGCAGGACGCGCGCGATGCCGCTCATGCGCTACGTTCTGCAATTGAACCGCACGCATACGTCGTTGCGTACAACGGGGAATTTCGTGACACTGTGACGCGCAACTACCGCTGTTCGTTCTCTGTTAGTTGGATAGTCCTGCGATGACCCCCGCAACGAGAGAGCTGCATAGCACGATCATTCGCTTGTTGAAAGGCATTCTCAGCGCGTGGGAGCGCTGGTTGAATCAGCAGGAGACACAGAAAGATTTCACCGCCGGCCCCTGATGGGGGCTCGCAACATATAGTGACCTGCCTCGCCGGCTTGCCTCGCGACTCTCGCCACGCAAGCCGAAACGCCTCGCAGAAAGACTGCCGCCTTCGGGCGGTCCTGTCGTTTTTCTGGAGGCGAACATGCCCGTCAAGACTCAAGGGACCGAGCTGTGGTTTCTCGATCCAGCCACAGGCTTGCCCACAAAGGTTGGTTGCGTCACTACGCTCAGCGGACTGACCGCCGCCCGCGATCAAATCGAAACCACCTGTCTCGATTCCGATGCGCGCAGCTACGAAGCCGGCATGCCGACGCCTGGGGCCGCGCAGTTCGGCATCAACTTTGATCCGGCCGACGCATCGCACGTGCGGCTGCATGAGCTGTACGTCGCAGGGACGAAGTTTGAGTGGGCGCTCGGCTGGAGCGATGGCGTCGCGCCACCGACCTCCGACACCTCGGGGTTCGTGTACCCATCGACACGTACGTGGATCGCGTTCAACGGCTACATCTCCGACCTGCCGTTCGACTTCGCGCTGAATGCCGTGGTCGCGAGCACGGTCAGCGTGCAGGTGTCGGACTTCCCGACGCTCATTCCGCGTACATGAGCTGATATATGAATCTCGCAGAACTCAAATCGAAGGGCGCATGCGTCGATCTTGCGCCCGTACGTCGCTCGGTCAGCTGGACGCACAAAGATGAAAGCGGCGAAGAGATCACGGACATCTTTGACGTTTGGGTCCGTCGCTTGAGCTTCGGCGCGATAGATCGACTGAGTAAGACCGACGAGGCGGAGCGGTCGAGAAATGCCGAGCTGATCGCCGCGTGTATTCGCCTTGGTGAGCACGCGGAAGAGGCAATGCCGTACGACGTGGCGTACAGCCTGCACACATCGCTCGCAATTGAACTGGTTCGCGCTATCGGCGAGGTCAACCGACTCAACGAGGCGGAGGTAGGTGACAGCCCAAAAGATTGAGCGCCATCGATGAGGCGTGGCATGAGCTTGTGCTGGCCGGCATTGGTGGATGCACCGTCGCGGAGGCCAAGGAGAACTTGCAGTACGCGGAATTTCTGGACTGGCTCATTTACAGAAAAATGCGTGGCTCTCTCAACATCGGAACGCGCCTCGAATCAGGGGTCGCCCTTCTTGCGTACCTCATAAATCACGTCGCTGGCGGCACGGCGGCCCCGAGCGACTTCATGCCGCATGCGGACCCGCGCGAGGCGTCGGTTACCGACGTGATGGAGATTCTAAGCGGGAGGCAGCGCTAAATGGCCAGTCGTAGCCTCGGCGTTCTAACGCTGGATCTCGTGACGAAGACGGCGGGATTCGTGTCAGGCTTTGGCACCGCGGAGAAGACGGTCGCGCAGTCGGCGAAACGCATCAACGCGCAGCTGAGCAATCTTAAAAAGTCATTCGTCACCCTATTTGCCGGCGCAAGCATCATCGCCGCTGTGCGGACAATCCTTCACGAGACGGTGGAAGCCGAGGACGCGATCAAACAGGTGGAGGCGCGCCTCAAATCCACAGGCGGTGTCTCTGGCTTCACCGCCAAGCAGTTGCAGCTATTTGCCGATGAGATGCAGCGGTTGACCACTTTCAGTGGTGAAGCCGTGCTGGCGATAGAAACGGTTCTGCTCGCATTCACGAACATCCGAGGCGAGACGCTAAAGGGGGCCACGCGCGCGATACTCGATCTGTCGGTCGCGATGAAGCAGGACCTGCAGGCCAGCGCAGTTCAAGTAGGCAAGGCGCTGCAAGACCCTATCAAGGGGCTCACTTCTCTGCAGCGGGTAGGAATCTCATTCTCGGCAAGCCAGCAGGAGATAATTAAAAGATTAGCTCAGACCGGCCACGTCGCTTCCGCGCAAAATGTGGTTCTCGATGAATTGCAAAAAAAGTTCGGAGGCGCGGCGGAGGCCGCCGCCGGAACATTGGGTGGCGCTCTCCAGCAACTCGGTAACGCTTTCGGCGATCTGCTTAAAGTCAGGGGCGCGCTCCCGCAATTAACGGGGGAGGTGCAGGCACTCACCACAACGCTCAGCGATCCACAGACGCGGCAGAACATCGACGATGCGGTCAGCGCGATGGTCACATTTCTGATTGGCGCGAAGGACCTCGCCGGGTTCCTGCTGACCCCCGCAATCAAAACGACCAGTTGGTTTGTCGAGTTGGTGCAGTCGGCGATTGATAAGGCCAAGGGGCTCAAGGAAATATTTGTTGACCGAACGTTGGCCGAGAACATTCAGCGGTGGCTGTACGGCGGCGGCCGCGGAATGCCGCTCGGGCCAGACAGCGCGGCGCCGACGCCGGCGCCTTTTGAGGCGGCCCCCGACCCAGAAGCGCTGGAGAAAATTAACGACCTCATCGACGGTCTGCGAAAAAACATCGCGGCCTTCGACCAGGGCTCCGCGGCAGCCATGCGGTATGCCGTCGCGCACGGCGATCTCGCCGAAGAGCTGGCGAAGACCGTCAAGTTGGCGCCGGAGTTGACAGCGGAACTGATCCGGCTTTCTGGGCTGTATGAAGAAATTCAGAGCAAGAAGGCCATCAAGGATATGACAGACGATCTGCGCGAGCAGATTGCATTGCTCGGGCACGGTGAGTCGGCCGCGATCCGTTACCGCGTCGAGCACGGCGAACTAGCAAAGATACTTGGAAGGACCGGCAAGGCCGGAGAGCAGCTAAAGCGTGAGCTAGTTGCGCTCACGGATGCGCTGGCGTTGGCCCAGATCGAACAATTCACGAAGAGCCTGCGCGATCAGGTCGAGACGTATGGGATGGGCGAAGCGGCGGTAATGCGCTATCGCATCCAGCACGGCGACCTCAAGGAGCAGTTCGCTGCGGGCGGCGAGGAGGCCAAGAAGTTTGCAGAAGAAATCATCGAGCTAACGGCGTGGTTGGAGGATTTTAAGGCGGCAGAGGATTTGGCGGCCGATGCCGTCAGCAATTTTGCCCAAGAAGTGTCGGACTCTCTCGGCCTGAACCTTGACCGATTCCTGGAGAGCTTTGAGAAGCGTTTTCTTGAAACGCGCGATGTATTGCTCGATTTTTTGCAGGGCCTCGCGAGTGGCACCGAGGACGTCATTGCGGATTCGCTCATCAGCGGCTTCGAAGGTGGCGCAAAGGGGATCTTGAAATCGTTCGGCGAGCTGATGAAGCAGCTCATCGCCCGAGCGGTGGCCGCTGATCTGGCAAAGCGGATCTTCGGCACGGTGGCCGGTGGCACCGGTACCGGATGGCTCGGTGCGCTCGCCGGTGTGTTTGGGATTCAGATGACGCCCAAGGCCGTCGGCGGCTCAGTGATGGCGGGCGTCCCCTATCTCGTTGGCGAACGCGGGCCGGAGGTGATGGTGCCGTCGCGTTCCGGCGTCATCGTCCCTAACAACAAGATTGGCGGACAGACGAACTACATCACGTTGACGATACAGACGCCGACCGGACGCATTCCGCTCGAAACGCAGCAGCAGCTGGGTAATCGAGTCGCACGAGCGCTTGGTGACGCCCGACGGAGGAACGGCTAAATGGCGTGGGCAGTATTCCCGGCGTGTCCTTCCTTCGGGTTCACGGTCCAGCCCGACTACTCGGTGACCATCATCGAGCGCGCGTCTGGGCTGCGCACCGTTAACCGGAATTGGTATTACCCGCTCCATATCTATACGGCCGTTCCCATTGGGGAACGTCCGCAGGACGACATCCACCGCATCCTGCGATTTTGGCATGCGCACGGGGGGCAGTCGGGGCGCTTTCTCTTCTTCGACTATGTTGACTTCAAGTCGCCCGTCTCTATCGATGACGACCCGTTGCCCACGGATCAACCGCTGGTCGAGGTCCTTGATTCGCCCGGCGGCTTTCAGCTGGTGAAGCTGTACGAAGACGACGAAGCAATACACCAGCAGCAGCGCCTTATCCGGCGACCGATCCCCGGCACGATTCGCGTGGCGAACTCCGTCGGCGCCGAGCAGCCATCGGGCACTTGGTCACTCGACTACGACACCGGAATCCTCACCCCTGAAGGCGGATTCGCCGGCACGCCCGCGACGTGGGGCGGGCAATTCTACGTACCGGTGATGTTTGAGACTAAGCCCGAGTTCTCCGTCACGAACCGACAAATCCAGCAGACCGGCTTCTCGCTGCGGGAAGTCCGGCTACCCTCGTGAAGACGCTCACGCCCGCATTTGCCGCGCATATCCTCGGGCCAGAGACAACGCTCGCGGTTTGTTGGCGCATCGAGAAAAGCAACGGCGAGCTGGTGTTGGGCACGCAGCACGACAGAGATATTTCTGTCTCGGTGTCGCAGCCCGCGATTGTGGATCTGATTGGTACCTATCAAGCACAGGCCGCGATCACGGGCTCGGATATCCGGTCCAGCTCGGACATGTCAGCCGATAACATGGAAGTCGAGGGAGCGACCGACCGCAGCGGCGACGAGATCGCCATCGATCTCACGGTGTACGACATCGAGGCTGGCACGCTCGACTATGCGCCGGTGACGGTGTTCTTGTTGAACTGGACTGATCCCGATGCGGGGCAAGTCATCCTCCGTCGCGGACGGCTCGGCGCGCTCAGTCGCGATTCTCGTGGCCGGTATCGCACGGAGGTGCGCGGCCTCTCACAGTTGCTGTCCCAGACCATCGGCTGGATCTATCAGGAAACCTGCAACGTCGCTCGGTTCGGCGATGCGCGATGCAAGTTCGCTGTGGCGAGCATTCAAATCGATGCTGCGATCACAACGGTGATCAATCGCAAGCAGTTCTCCATCGCTGCGCCGGGGACAGATCCCCCCGCGGGATATCCGGCCGGCGGTGAGGTGCTGTTTCTGTCGGGCGATAACACGGGCTTTGTGCGGGAGGTGAAGACTGCGGCGATTTCGATGGGGTCGCTCGATATCGAGCTGTACGAAGAGCTACCCGACGACGTCGTTGTCGGTGACCAGTTGCGACTGACACCCGGATGTGATCGTCGTTGGTCGACCTGCCGGGCATATGGGAATCTTCCGAACTTCCGTGGTTGGGGCGTCTACATTCCGGGCACGTTGGCCATGATGCGTGGGCCGGCTCCTGGCGAATGCACGGTGCCGTTGCCCGGCGAGGAAGAGTCGACGTGATCGCCGCGAGCCTGCTCATCGATGAGGCGCGCACGTGGCTCGGCGTGCCATTCCGGCACCAGGGACGATCCCGCCTCGGCGTGGACTGCGCTGGCTTCATCGTCGCGCTCATGCGCAGCGTCGGAGAGTTGCCCGCAGATTTCATCGATGTGACGAACTACGCACGCCGCCCGAGCGGTGAGCTGCTGATGCTGGTAAAGAGCCACTGCACACGGGCACGCATTCCAGTTCCTGGCCTGCTCGTGCTCATGCGTTGGCGAAAGGAGCAGCAACCAAGCCATGTGGCGGTACTGGTCGGCGACACGCTGATCCACTGCTACGAGCGCCACGGCGAAGTGGTCGAGCACGCCTACCGCGGTCCATGGCGCAGGGATACGCACAGCCTTTGGATGTTGCCGGGCGTCTCCTATGAGTAACGCAGGGCAAGCAGGCTCCGCCGTTGTCGGCGGCATCATCGGGTTCTTCGTGACCGGCGGAAACCCGATGGGTGCCATTTATGGCGCCCAGATTGGGCTGCTCGCCGGTACTGCGTTGTTCCCCACTCAGTTGCCGCAATCCTTCGGTCCCAGAATCGAGGACCTTGCAACTACACAGGCGCAGCTCGGCGGTCCTGTACCTATCACTTACGGCACCATCGCCGTCCCGGGCACGGTCATCTTTCTCGCGTGCGTCGAGGAGCGCTCGCACACGGATACAGTCGGCGGCAAGGGGGCGCCCGAGCAGAGTGTCACGACGTACACATATTATCAAACAATAGCGCTCGGTCTGTGCGAAGGCCCCATCGCCGGCGTCCTTCGCATATGGGAGAACGGCGAACTCAGGTACGACGTACGCCCGCAACAGAGTGACGAAACCTTAGCCGCATACAACGAGCGCATCGAGGCATCGAGCGAATACAGCGCGACGTTTACGGTCTACTTGGGTGATGAGGCTCAAGAGGCAGACCCGACGATAGAGTTGACCATGGGCGTTGGCGCAGTGCCCGCTTTTCGTGGTTTGGCGTACATCGTCTTTCCAAATCGTCAGCTTCGTGACGATCAAGCGCGGCGGCATCCCCAGTTTCGCTTCGAAGTGTTCCGCGGCACCCCCGTCACGGAGGTCATCCCTCCGACGGAAATCGTAGGGCCAATCAACAATCATCTGTTGCCATTTCTGCTCCCAGATTGGCCGAACAATCGCTACTACAGTATCGACCTCACGGGAACAACGGGGCTGCGAGTCTTCGATCTGCTCACCAATACTGAGCTGGCACAAAAGTCGTTCACCGACATTTTCCTGCCCACGGAGACCGTATCAAGTTTTAACGCGGCGACGGTCGGGCCGGATGGCGCGCTGTACATGAATTGGTTTGTGTCCGGTAGTTCGGTCCGTGTGATTCGCATCGATCCGGATACGCTGGAGAGCACGTCAAGTATCTTGATCGGCAGTGCGGCACCGGTATGGTGGGAGCGCGCCTGTGTAGTTCGTCACATCGGCACATTGCAGACGACCGACTACATCTTCTCGCAAAGTTTGTTTGATGCGTTCGCGCTCCAACGAGCCAATCCCGTCGGGCTCCCCATCGTCACGCAGTCATATACGAACAGTGAGGCGTTAGTCACCGCGGGGAACCGAGTAGGAACGACCACTTACGCCTACGGACTGACGTGGAGCCCCGCGCTGTCGGGCACCGGGCCGGACATCGATATCTATCGACTCACGATCAGCGAAGAGATCGGCGGGGTCGGGTTGCCCGTCCCCATTCAGGCCCTATCGCTTATCGCCACGATCCCCTTGTCGGCGCTCGATCCGGCATGTGCCCGGCTCACCAATCTAACGGGCCTTGTGTTCGATGCGACGGATAACACGCTCATCTTCGGCGCGCGAGGTCGCGATGTTGGAGGCAGCGAAGTCGTGTCTGGGTTCTACAAATATGACCCATCCACCGACGACATTGCATGGCGCTCGGCTGAGTTGGACATCGATATCTACGATGACATGTCGCATGAAAGCCGATTGCGCGGCAGTACCTATGCGGTGACACAGGTATTCGACACAGTCGCGCTGATTGATACCCGCACCGGATCGCACGAGATTCGCGACTTTACCTCAGAGCTGCCAAATAGCTTCGATGGGCAATCTGTGTATGACAGCGCGCGCGGCGCTCTGATCACCTTCGTGATCGGCGCAGGGCCGTGGGTCATCTTTATAGATCGTCTCACGCCTGGAGCGGTAAGCGTCGCATCCATTGTCAGCGATATCTGCCAGAGAAGCGGTTTTTCCGAGGCGGAGATCGACGTTACCGGACTGGAGGACCGCGAGATCAGTGGCTACGCAGTGACGCGCCCGTCCCCCGGTCGAGGCATCATCGATCCGTTGCGCGAGGTCGCCTATTTTGATGTCGTCGAGAGCGACGGCTTACTCAAATTCCCGACGCGGGGCGGGCCGATTGTCGCGACATTCACCGACGACGATCTCGGCGCACACTACGCCGGCGAGGAGGCGCCGCCGCTCGTTACAACGACGAAGATGCAGGATGTCGAGTTGCCCCGGCGCCTGCGGCTGCAGTACATCGCGGAGACGCGCGATTACGACAGCGGGGATGCGCCATCGCCGGTGCGCGTCACCTCCGCCGCGGTCAATGAGGTCGACATTCAGGTGCCGGTCTCGATCACGGACGATCAAGCGATGCAGGCGGCCGAAGTCCTCTGGGCCGATGCGTGGGGGTCACGGTGGGCGCACGAGATTGCTCTCGATGTCGCCTACCTAGCGCTCGATCCCACCGATGTGATCGGCGTGCCCGTCGATGGGCGTGTCTATCGAGCGCGCATTGCATCGATTGATGACGCGGCGGGATTCCTGCGCAAGCTCTCCCTGGTTCGAGATGACGACGGTCGTTATACCTCCGTGGCCGCCGCCGACCCGCCGCAGCGACCACGCGTCACGCTGATCGTCTATTCAGCGACGGCACTGATTCTGCTCGACCTGCCGCCGTTGCGCGATTCCGACAACGATGCGGGCATCTACGCCGTGGCCTATCCGCAAACGCCGGAACGACAGTGGGGCGGCGCGGTCATCCATCGCAGCATCGATGGCGGGGCCACCTATTCGCAGATTGGCAGCATCACGAGTGCGGGCACCGTTGGACAATTGGCGGAGGCGCTGCCGGCCGGCATCTCCACGACCTGGGACGATGAGAACACCATCGTCGTCGATCTGATCGCGGGGGCGCTGGAGAGCCGCACGGAATCCGCAGTTATTGGCGGAGCCAACGCTGCTGCTATCGGTGCGCACGGCCGATGGGAGATTGTTCAATTCCTCAACGCGGCGCAAATCAGCGACACGCGCTGGCAGCTCTCGGGCCTCCTGCGAGGTCGGCGCGCCACGGAGCACAACATCGGCGGCTCGTTTGCCGGCGACCTGTTCGTGATGTTGTCGACGGGCAGCCTCGTGCGCCTGCCGTTGCAGACGTCGGAGATCGGCGCGGCGCGGATTTACCGCGCGGTGACACTCGGCACGAGCGTGGCCGAGGGAACGGGGCAGGCATTCACCGCGACCGGCGAAGCGCTGCGCCCGTTCTCGCCGGTGCATATCCACGGCGAGTACAGCGGCGGCGATCTCATAGTGAGCTGGACACGCCGCGGGCGCTTGGGCCAGGAGCTGCGCTCTGGCGCCGACATCCCGCTCTCGGAGGAGACCGAAGCCTACGAGGTGGACATTCTCGTTCCGGGGTTCTCACCCGAGACGGTGCTCCGCACCCTTGAGAGCACAGAACCGACCGTGACTTACACCGCCGCCGATCAAGCCATCGATGGGTTCGCCACCGGCGACCCGATCATGGTGCGCGTCTATCAGTTGAGCGCCGTCGTAGGTCGCGGAACCCCTGGAGAGGTCATGCTATGACGACGCCGATACTTGGGCTGGATGAACTGGAGGACTCGCAATCGCAACCGCACGTGCCGCTCAACGCCGGCACGCGCGCATTAGAGCAATGGGCGCAGCTCATCGTGCTGGACAAGGACTTGAGCACGCCACCGGGCAGTCCAGCGGAGGGCGACGCCTATATCGTCGCTGCCGGTGGATCCGATGAGTGGGACACCTGGGATGGGAGCATCGCCTACTACTCGGGCGGATGGTTGAGATTGCCGCCGCGAGTGGGCTTGCTCGCGTACGTCACCGACGAGGACGCGTACTACCAATACAACGGAGACACGAGTGCGGGCTGGGCGCCATGGACGCCAACGGTCAGCGCTCAGCCGTATGACATGGGCGCACAGATGACCGGCGTGCCATCGGCATCCCTTGTCTTACTGCGCTACAAGTTTCCGCGCTCCGTCACATTCCCAGCTGGCCTGACAAACGCGCAAGGCACCGCGGGTACAGCAGCCACGGTGCAGACCGATTTCGACATCAAGAAGAATGGCTCAAGCGTCGGCACGATGCGGTTTGCCGCGGCCGGCACGAGCGCCACTTTCATCATGGCGTCTCAACAAGTCTTTTCGGCCGGCGACATCATGACGGTAGTCGCTCCGGCGTCGCCAGACGCGACATTGGCAGATGTCTCATTCGTTCTTGCCGGCACGAGGTGATTTTATGCTGCGGTTCATTGATTCGTTCGACCATTACGCGTCTGGTGACGTACTAGAAAAGTGGACTGCCTTCTTTAGTGCGGGCGGGGGTCAATCAATTGCCGCTGCCGGCGGGCGACGCGGTACGAACGGGTGGACATGCTCGACGACAGGGCGCGGCCTGACTCAAGCCGTTCCATCACACGCGACGATGATTGCGGGCTGTGCGATTGCCATCGGCGGGACGCCTACCGTGGGTTCGCTTCTTGAGTTTGCCGAAACCGGCACGGTACATGTGTCGCTGCGTGTAAATGCAGACTTGTCGCTGTCTGTCCTACGCGGGACATCCACGGTCCTCGGCACGTCCGCCGCCGGCGTGCTCTCTACATCGGGATTCAGTTTCCTAGAGTTCAAGTCAACCATTCACGACACCACGGGCGCGTACGAGGTGAGAGTGAATGGCGCTAATGTCCTGTCAGCCTCTGGGGTTGATACGCGCAACGGCGCAGCGTCAGGGGTCGTTACTACGGTTTCATTCATAATTGAACGCGCCGGGCAGATCTACGAAGACGTCTACATTTGCGACGCCTCCGGCAGTGCCAACAACGATTTTCTGGGCGACGTCCGAGTGGATGTCTACTTCCCTAACGCGAACGGGAACAGCAGTCAGCTCACTGGGTCAGACGGCAACAGCACTGACAACTACCTATTGGTTGATGAGACGCCGCCGAATGACGACACGGACTATGTACAGTCGGCGACTGTCGGCCAAAAGGATACGTATGGCATGCAGGACATGGCGCATACGCCGGCAACGATCAACGGCGTTCAGGTCGTGATTAACGCGAAGAAGGATGATTCGGGAACGCGATCTGTCGCAGCAGTGACGCGGTCGGGTGGATCAGATACGGATGGATCATCACAGGCTCTATCAACGTCCTACGCGTACTATCGAGAGATCACGGCAACGGACCCTAACACGTCGGCCGCGTGGACAAAGACCGGATTTAATGCCGTAGAGCTGGGCATGAAGGTCTCCGCGTGACATTCCCAACAGTCGCGGCGCGCACTTCATCAGAGACTACATCCGATGGCGGCGTGCATTCCGTAAATCTAGGTGCACCGGTTGCCGGCGAATTGATAATCGTCGTGACATCATGCGACGGGGCGCCGACATTCGTCGTTCCTGACGAGACGGCATCTGGCAAGGGCTGGCAGCGCTCACCACTGGTGCGTGATAGCGGGGGCGTGTCCGTCTCATCTGTAGTTCACGCGAAGATCGCCGCCGGATCTGACGTACTCACGCTCTTGACTGAGGGCGCCGAGCAGTGCTCGCACTTCGCGATCCGCATCAGCGGGCACGGGTCCGCGGTCGCGCTGGCCAGCTCCAACGGCAACAGTGCGAACGCCGATCCACCGAATGTTGCGATCACAGGGGCGGCGCAGGACGTGCTATGGCTCGCAGCGAGCTGCCAAGATGCGCAGGTGGTCGCGAGCGCGGCGCCGGCGGGGTATGGGAATCTCAATACCAAAACCGCGACTAATTCCGCCGGCGCGAGTGTCAGCATTGCTGACAAGACGGCCAATGCGACGAGCGACAATCCAGGCACATTTACTACCGCGAATGAGCAGTGGGTTGCGTGGGCAATTGCGGTCCCCTCTGTTGCGATC